CCGTAGCGGATAACCAGGACCTGCATTAGATGATAGACCTGAGATGGCCTGCTTGACGTTAGACGGGCACAAGATCAAGTCCGGGTTACCACCCGAGTCGTAGCACTGCTTGATAACGACCTTGATATTGGCTTCCGTGATGGATGCCCTACCTGCGGCATTTACCATCGCAGTCGTACCCAGACTACCAGCGGAAGGAGAACCACCTGTCCCACCATCGGTATGGTTAGAATTTAACCAAGCCGGGATACCAGCACTAACTCTTGCTGTGGTTGCGTCGCCTGCTACTTGAGCAACATTGTTGGTCAACATGAATTCCATGTCTCTCTTCATGCGCTTGCCATTTTTGGCGATTTGATAGGCTTGCTGTCGGCCATGACCTGCATAGTCCATGACCTGATCAGTGCCTGACGTTTGGTTTACGTACTGACTTATCTGTGTGCGATTTCCCAACAACGTCGGATTGACCCTGGCATTGGCGGTGATGTTGTCATCGCCTTCAATTTTCCGGTTAGCTGCGCCTGCGCCAATGGTGTCTGTCTGCCATTGAAAGTAGACATTATCAACACTGGTTTTGCTGCAGCCACTAAGAAAGGGTGTATCCATTGGGGCGATGTTGTAAATCACATCAGACACTTCCTCACGAATCTTCGATGAGGAGAAAGTCAGGGATGTGTTTGTGGCAACTGCCATTTAATTATCTCCCTTTAGAGGTTTTCCATTAGCCCCTCCAACACAGACACGGCGTCATCGACGTGCCCTGTCTTGCGGAGCCTCTGCATTTTTGTAGTACGTTTCTGCTTTGTTTCTCTGGACTTATCTCTACCGGTTCCGGCACGAACCACTCGGGGTTTATTCTTTAACTTCTTCCCCTTAACGTCAGTTTTCTGAAGCCGGTCGTAAAGGAATGCTTTACGGAGCATCAGGAGTGAACGGTGGTCCACTAGAGCATCAATTTCTTCCTTGGAAAACCCACTATCGGTTGCGTAGGATTTAAGGTCTTTAGCCAGGGCTTTTTGCTTTTCTGGCTCTCCCCATTCAGGAAGTACGTCTACCAGGGCCTTGAATTCCCTCTGCACCATCTCTTGATGTTGCTTCTGGTTATCGGCCATGGAAATCTGCTGTACTCTCTGTTGTTCCTGCTGCACCCGGTTAAAGTTATCCTGGGCTTCACGGTACTCTTCTCTCTTGGTCACGTACTCAATAGGGTCCTCATTTTTCATTTGTTCCCAGTTGACATCGTTCCATTGTCCAAGAGCACCCATTTGATTCTCCATGAGTTGCTGAAGTGCTTGAACGTACTGCGTTCGTTCTTGCTGAATCTGGTTATATTCTCCGACCATCTGTTCTTTAGCGGTCTCGAATTCCTTACGGTGTTCTGCAAGTTCCTGTGATTTTCGAGTGTAACTACTCTGACGGGAATAACCTTTTGTAAGCTCTTCGAGGGTAACTTCCTGTTCTTCGCCGTCTATCTTGACGGCGTACAGGAGGTCCTCTTCGTCTTCTTCGGGTTCTTCCCCCTCCTCGGATTCTTCTTCCTCAGATTCCTCTTCCGGTTCTTCGTCTTGAGTTTCCTCGGTAGACTCTTCCTCTTCAGTGGCTTCTACTTCCTCAGTCTCTTCCTCTTGTGTGATGAGACCTAGAAGTGCTTTCTCTGCTTCTACAACTGTTCCTTCTGTGTTTTCAAGTGGGGCTGGTTGCGTATCCACGGGTTCTCCTTAAATATAGGGGTGTTGCTGATCCATGATTCGAGCCATTTCGCCTGTTTCTATAATCGACGATAGATGAACCTCGATCCTGTCCAGCAGTCTTAAAGCAAGCCAGATAGATTCCCTGGCTTCTACATCGTGGACGGTGGAACCATGCCACTGACCAGTTAGGTTTTCACGGAGGACCTTGAAGGCCTCCACGAAAAGATCGTTCGTGAGAAGACGCTTTGCGTCCTCTTCCCTTGATCCGTTTAGTTTCAAGTTTTGCGTTTCCGTTTGTGAGGTTTCAGACCGGTACTTGCTACGCAAGCGGCCCATGGGTTTACCTTTTTGTTGGATTTACGATTCTTCGCTTTTACTTTGCGAACACAACTTTCAAGTTTCTTAGGCACTAGGTATCGCCTATGGCTACAGCCCTCTGTTGCTGCTGTTCCATCTCCAACTCTGCGACATCAAGCTGTGCCTGCACGGCGGCCTTCTGCGCTTCGAGTTGTACTTTCTGTTTCTTAACTTCCACGTCAGCGGCCTTGATCTCAAGTTCCTGCTGCTTGATCTGCATCTCCATCTGCTGCTGCTGTTCCTGGGCAGAGGGACCTTCCTCTGGGGGTGGTTCAGTGAGGAAATCACTGACGTTCATAAAGCCCATGGTCTTGACCAGGGCAGCGCCCATGTTGTAGAGGTTCCTCTCGTTGATGATCTTCAAACCACCGGCCATTGACTGTGAGGCGAACTGGATCATCTGGGACAGGTGCATCATCTGCTGGTCCTTGTTTCCCGTTCCCAGGCCAACAGAAACTGTGCAGTCGGCCTTGTCCCTCCAGGCATCAGGCCTGACTTCAATCCAGGTGTCTCTCAGGAGAACGACAGTCTCATAGTCGTGGTTCTTCTGAAGTAGTTCATAGATCACTCTCATCAGTTCCTTGACACCAGTCTCTGCAAAGTTACGTGCAATGAGTTCTACCCTTGACTGGGCAGCCGTCATGACCTGGTTAACTGCTGAGGCAGTCGTGTGGGATTGGAGAGCGTTGTCGTTCAGACCACCAGAGTACCGGGTAACACCGGCCCTGGACTCCCTGACGGAATCAAGGTACTCAAGCATCTGGAATGAGTAGGGTTCTAAGGCTGGTGTGGCTAACGGCATTACTGCGTTGGGACTCTTGACCCGGACCACACCACCTGGGCGCTGCGTCAGCAAATCATCCAGGTTAGCTTGGCCCTCAAGGACTGCGTACCGACCGTAGTTCTGGTTGTACATGTTGTCCATGAGGTTTCGCATCAGAGTGCTCTTCATCAACTGCAGATCTTCAACAAGATCAGCTACGGACAGACCGAAGAACTTATGCGGTATCTTTATGGGTGTCACAGAGACAAAGGGGATACGATCAACTTCCTCGTTAGCTAAGACCGTGCTCCCAACGGTGCAGACCTTCCTTAGCTCTGCAATGCCGTCCCCGTCATAGTCGACCCTCAAAAAACTTTCGTGCAGCCAGTACTCACGGACAGTCCCGTCACCCATGTTGATGGCACCGTCCATCCCGAAGTTCCAGGAGTCGTCAAACTCGTACCTGGAGCGCATCTCTCCCTGAGAGATCGGGTAATCGTCATTGCCGGTTGTAAGGTCTTCAGGGTCTACGTCGTAGCCCATTTCCCTTAGATCGGATAAGGTTTTCCTTACTCGGTGGCAGACAAACCTTGAGTCCTGTATGGTTTTAGATTCCCGGGCGATCAGGAACTCATCGGGTGGGACATTCTCTATCCTGACCTGGCCCTTTTTATTCCTACGGGTAATGACTACGTCATGGTAGGGAACCGGGCCATCGTCATAGGAGGTGTGCTCCAGGACCTCGACTTCCTCCTTTACGACCAGGGCCTCCAGTTCGATGTCGGAGAGGCCTATGTATTCTTCCCTGTTCCATTCCTCTGTCTCATCCCACCAGACCTTTACGATGCCGTTCTTCTGGAGGAGTGCATCGGAGAACCAGGTGTAGAGGATCTCCCAGCCAGGGTTTAATCGAGTGAATACGTAATTGACATAATCTGTGGCCTGCTCGGCCATCTCATAGTCTTCAGGGGTCTGAGGGTTGAACTTAACCATCTCATCCCCAGAGCCAAAGACCCTCATCAGGGAGGGCTTAATCCATTCAACGGTATCGGAGACTGTCGAGTCTACGTACTGGCTTCTTCCTTCGACCTCATTGCCAAAGGGAAGACCATAGTAGTACTCCATGGCAACCTCTCTCTGTCTGGAGAGTTCGTCACCACCATAGCCGAGGGACTCTGTCAGTTCGTCCTTTATTCTCGATACGAGATCTTCCTCTGATAGTTTCTCTCCAGAGAATCTCTTCTTCTTTGTATATTCAGCCAATTAACTTTTCTCCAAAGATATCGTCGGCCAGTTCTGTGCCGAGTTGAGTGGCTCCCATAGGTAGTACAGAGGCCAGGGG